CAACGAGTTTTCGATGTGAGTGCGGAGAAACAGCCAACCGTACTCTGTCTGCTCCAAACTTCAAACTAGAAGGGTGGTCTGGTTCTTTCCCATCAGAACATGGGAAGTTCGAGAAAAAACACCTAGATCAGTTGAAGTGGGAGCAAAAGCACAACTCATAAACAGAAATGTCGAGTTGAATGTCCTAGAACCGATAACGGCAGGAAAAAGGTAAAAATATGTTGATTGACAATGAAGACGAGTCGCTAAGTGAGTTAGATGCAGTCGAGCAAAAGAAGCAACTACCTGAAGTAGCACCACTGACTGAGATGCCTGAGAAATACAGGCAGAAATCTCTAGAAGAAGTGGTCAAAATGCACCAAGAAGCTGAAAAGCTGATTGGAAAGCAAGCGCAGGAAGTTGGGGAAGTGCGAAAGCTGGCAGATGAACTTATAAAGCAAAACCTCTCCTCAAAACAGCAACCTATTGAGAAAGAGCCTGAAGTAGATTTTTTCGAGAATCCACAAGAGGCAGTTCGCAGGACTGTTGACAACCATCCCGATGTACTTGCCGCTAGACAAGCTGGTCAAGATTTCAAAAAGATGCAGATTCAACAAAAGCTGGCGCAAGAACATCCTGATTTCGGTCAGATTGCTCAAGATGCAGACTTTGTGAATTGGGTGAAATCTTCACCTATTCGCCTTGGTTTGTATGCAAAAGCTGATGGTGAATATGACTATGACAGTGCAAACGAATTGTTGAGTACCTATAAACAGTTGCGTGGCGTTAAGACAAGACAGACTAATGAAGCAGGGGAAACTCAGCGCAAGTCTAGCCTTAAAGCAGCGGGTGTTGATGTAGGTGGAAGTGGGGAGTCTGGAAAAAGAGTCTATCGAAGGGCTGATCTAATTCGGCTGAAGATGACTGACCCAGACCGTTATGAAGCGTTGAGCGGAGAAATCATGCAAGCGTATCAAGACGGACGGGTTAGATAATTTAACTTATCGTTTTTTGGAGATTTAACATGGCAACATCATTTTCCCCCAGTAATTCAGTTACTGTTACCACAGGCGCAACATTCATCCCTGAAATTTGGTCAGATGAAATCATAGCTGCCTACAAGAAAAACTTGGTTCTTGCTAACCTCGTTATGAAGATGAACTTTAAAGGTAAGAAGGGTGATGTAGTTCACATCCCTGCACCTACCCGTGGTTCTGCTTCCGCTAAAGCCGCTGAAACAGCAGTCACTTTGATTGCTGCTACAGAGTCTGAAGTTCAAGTTTCTATCAACAAGCATTACGAATACAGCCGTTTGATTGAGGATATTGTTGAAGCCCAAGCCCTGAACAGCTTGCGTAACTTCTATACCTCTGACGCTGGTTATGCTCTGGCTAAACAAGTCGATACTGACTTGGTTCAGTTGGGTCGTTCAACCAATGGCGGTGCTGGTACAAATGCTTACGCAACTGGTGCGTTTATTGGTGGTGACGGTACTACTGCTTATGTTGCTGCAAGCAACAATGAGTCAGCATTGACCGATGCCGCTATTCGCCGCACTATTCAGCGTCTTGATGACACTGATACCCCAATGGATCAGCGTTTCTTCTTGATTCCTCCATCAAGCCGTAACACATTGATGGGTTTGGCTCGTTACACTGAACAAGCCTTTGTTGGTGGTACTAACAGTACTATTCGCACTGGTGAAATTGGCAACCTGTACGGCATCCCTGTGTTTGTCTCAAGCAACACTGATACTGCATCAGGTTCTGCTGGCGCACGAGTTTGTTTAATGGGTCACCGTGATTCAATGGTGCTGGTTGAGCAAGTTGCTTTGCGTTCACAAGTACAGTACAAGCAAGAGTATCTTGCTAATCTGTTCACATCTGACACTCTGTATGGCGTTCAGATTCTTCGTAATGCGGCAAGCACTGGTGCGGCTAAGTCTGCATCTATGTTCGCTTTGTTGGTTCCTGCCTAATTGCAGTTGCGCCCCCTGCCCTAGTGGTGGGGGGACTTTTTTAAACCTAATTAGGAGAAATCAAAATGGCAACAGCAAGTGCAGTTGTAACACGCAGAGGTAATGACAGTTTTCGGGGTTTGTTCTCCGATACTTGGTCAGTTGTTTGTACCTTAAATGCTGGTTCATTAGTTGATGGTGCTGGTGAAACAGATGATGTAACAGTTCCTGGTGTCGCTTTGGGTGACATGGTTCTTGGTACATCTTTGGCTGTGGATTTGGTTGGTTTAACAGTTACTGGTTATGTCAGTGCTGCCAATACCGTCAAGTTCCGCATCCAAAACGAATCAGGTTCAACAGTGGACTTGGCATCAGCCACTATGGATATAGTTATTGTCCGTATGGTGTAAAGATAGGGGGGGGCTAGTCCCCCCTTTCTCATTTAAAGGGTTTTATGGCTACTTTTCGCTGTCTTCAATCAGGTAACACTGTAACTTTTACATATCAGCATGATATTGATTCTATGAAGGGTCATCAGGGATATGTGAGGATAGACGAGGCAGAAGTAACCACAGAATCTGTAGAATCAGAGACTAGAACAGATACCGCATTTGCGCCTGTGATTCCAACATTTAAGCGTATGGGAAGACCCCGAAAGGTAGCAAATGTCTGAGATAGATGCTCGTGATTTTGGTCGGTTAGAGGCTCAAGTTGAGACTTTGCATGGTCAGGTAACTCAATTGAGTACTGATGTAAAAGCCTTACTTGAACTTGCCAACAAAGGCAAAGGTGGATTTTGGGTGGGTATGACTATCGCTTCATTCATGGGCGGCATCATTACCTTTATTGCTGATCGTGTCTGGAAATAAGGAGAATGCTATGCCTATGGTTGGAAAAAAGAAGTTTCCCTACTCTGAAAAAGGCGAGAAAGAAGCCAAAGAGTATGGCAAGAAAAAGGGCGTTCCTGTGACCATTATGGTTGCGGTTGGTAAGCCAAAGATGCCAATGCCTATGCGTGGTGGTCGTACCGCTACTAACATGATGAAGAAATCCTCAAGAGGTAAATAATGTCATCCTTAACTACTCCCGCCACTCTATTGAGTGCTGTTACAGCATCAGGTGCATCTCGATCTGTGCAAGCAGATGCTGGTCAACCCGCATTCTTGCAAGTTAGTGGTATTACTACTGCAACTGTTGCATTCCAAGGTAGCTTGGATGGAACAACCTTTGCCACAATTGGCACTGCTTTGACTGCTGATGGCATTGTCACTATAGCCAATGCTCCCAAGTATTTGAGAGCAAATTGCACTGCTTACACCTCTGGAACTATCACGGCAAAAGTGTTGTACTAAGGAAAAGCCATGAAACAAGGACTTTACGCCAACATTAACGCAAAACAGGCTCGTATCAAGGCAGGGTCTGGTGAGAAGATGAACAAGGTGGGGTCTAAAGACGCACCTACTGCTGCTGACTTCAAACAAGCAGCAAAGACTGCAAAGAAGCCTAAAAAGGTAAAGTAGATGAAAACACCCACTTGGCAAACAAAAGCTGGTCAAAATCCAAAAGGCGGCTTGAATGCCAAGGGCAGAGCATCTTATAATGCAGAAACTGGTGGCAACTTGAAAGCACCAGTAAAGTCAGGGGATAACCCTCGCAGGGCAAGTTTCTTGGCTCGTATGGCTGGTAACAGCGGTGCAGAGTACAAGGATGGTGAACCAACAAGACTGCTTCTTTCGCTTAAGGCATGGGGTGCTAACTCTAAGGCTGACGCAAAGGCAAAAGCTCAAGCTATATCCGCAAGGAACAAGGCAAAAGCAAAATGAGAGCATTATCAGTTGGTGTTAGTCCTACAGCGGCAGTAGACACAACAGTCTATACCTGTCCTACTGGCTATTACTCTAAATTTACTGTAATGTATATACACAATACAGGTGGTTCTACCAAGCATATAACTGTTCAATGGTTTGACGCAAGTACTAATACAACCCTTGATATATTGACTCAATACGATTTCACATCAAAAAACTATTTGCAGTTTGATGGCAATGCCTACATTGTTTTTGAAGAAGGCGATAAGTTAAAAATAACTACTCAATCTGCAAGCTCATTTAGTTTTATAGCCACATTTGAAGAAGAAGGGTTGACAAGAGCATGACCTACCTTGAACTTGTAAACGATGTACTCGTAAGGTTGCGTGAAGCAACAGTTTCAACTGTTTCCGAAACAACTTATTCTTCCTTAATTGGAAAGTTTGTCAATGATGCAAAGCGTCAGATTGAAGATGCTTTTTCGTGGAATGTATTAGGTCAAACAATCACAGTCACTACTGCGGCATCTACACCAGCTTATTCTTTGACGGGTGCTGGTCAGAAGTTTCAAGTAATGGATGTAATCAACACCACAAGCAATGTTGGCCTTATAAACATCAGCTTTGTGGACATGAACCGCAAGCTGAACTTTACACCACTAGTTAATTCAATCCCTACTGAATTTGCTTTTGATGGGGTTGATGGGAGCTACGACACCAAGGTAAATCTTTATCCAATCCCTGATGGTGCATACACAATTAAGTTTGCTTTGACAGTGCCACAGGCTACGTTGACATCAGATGCAACTGTTGTTTCTGTTGCTGATACTCTAGTGTCTCAGAATGCTTATGCTCGTGCATTGGTAGAACGTGGTGAAGATGGCGGCCTATCTTCATCTGAGGCTTATTTGCTTTACAAAGCTATGTTGGCTGATTACATTGCATTGGAAGGCACTCGCTATCCTGAAAATCAAGAGTTTGTGGCAACATGAGTCAAGTACTACAGACTTATTCTTTAACAGCCCCTGGCTTTCAGGGGTTGAATACCCAAGAATCGCCTCTTGATTTGTCTCTTGGATTTGCCTTAGTTGCTCAAAATGCAATCATTGACCAGTATGGTCGTATTGGTTCACGTAAAGGATACTCTAAGGTAAATTCTTCTAGTGGTGCTTTAGGTGCAAATGATGTAACTGTCATCCATGAATTAGTGCAAGCAGATGGAACTTTGACTGTTTTATTTACTGGAAATTTAAAGTTATTCAAACTTGATGGCACTAATGCTGTGGTTGAATTGACCTATGGGGGTGGTGGTACAACACCAACTATTACTGCTAACAATTGGCAATGTGCTTCACTTAATAGCATTACATATTTCTTTCAATCAGGTCATGATCCACTAATATTTGATCCTACTGTCTCAACTACAACATATCGCAGGGTATCTGAAAAGACAGGTTACGTAGCTACAGTCCCATCAGCAAATATTGTTATATCTGCTTTTGGTAGATTGTGGGCGGCAAACACTACATCCAACAATGCAACAGTCTTTTTCTCTGACTTGATTGCTGGTCATGTTTGGTCAACAGGTACATCAGGTTCTTTGAATGTAGACCGTGTGTGGGTCAATGGTGCTGATGAGATTACGGGACTTGCTGCACACAATGGCTTTCTGTTCATCTTTGGTAAGCGTCAGATTCTGATTTATCAAAATGCCACTACACCAGCTTCAATGCAATTGAGTGACACTGTTGAGGGCATTGGTTGTATTGCTAGGGATAGCATTCAGACTACTAGCACTGATGTGTTGTTCTTGTCCAACTCTGGTGTTCGATCTTTGATGAGAACGATTCAAGAGAAGTCTTCTCCTGAACGTGATTTATCTAAGAATGTGCGTAATGATTTGATGAGTGCTGTTTCTGCTGAAACTGCATCAAATATTAAAGCTATATATTCTGAAACAAATGCACTTTACTTGTTAAATCTTCCAGTATCAAAATATGTTTACGCATTTGATACAAAAGGAATCATGCAAGATGGTTCTTCTAGGTCAACGATTTGGGACAGTATTGAGCCAACATCTTTTTGTGCAAGACGTAATGGTGATTTGTTGCTTGGTAAAAATGGGTATGTTGGAAAATACGGCACATACTTGGACGATGCAACGTCATATAGGTTGTCATACTATACAAATAATTCTGATCTTGGTGATATAAATGTCACCTCTATTTTGAAGAAGATAAAGGTTATTGTTGTTGGCGGTTCTAATCAATTGGTAACATTAAAGTGGGGATATGATTTCACAGGAAGTTATTACTCTGCACAAGTAAATATACCTAGTCAAACAACAGCCGAATATGGTACTGCTGAATATGGTGCAAATGCCACAGTAGTAGCATATTACACATCTGGAGTTGCATTAACAACAATAGAAACAAATGCAAGCAGCAAGGGGAAAATTGTTCAAATAGGGGTTGAGATGGATATAAACAACAGTCAATTATCCATTCAAAAGATTGAACTTCAAGCCAAAAATGGCAAGATTGCATAAGGGAAAAAATGTCAAACTATACACAAACAACAAATTTTGCAACCAAGGATGCACTTGCATCTGGTAATCCTTTAAAAGTTGTTAAGGGAACTGAGATTAATGTTGAGTTTGCAAATATTGCAACTGCTGTAGCAACTAAAGCAGATTCGGCTAGTCCTACCTTTACTGGTACGGTGACAATTCCTACATTGGATGTTACTGGTACATCAACACTAACAGGTGTAGCAACATTAATTTCCCAACCAATCCTTTCTAGCTTGACAGCTTCTAAGCCTGTATTTACAAACGCATCTAAAGGTTTGGTGAGTACAGGCACTTTAGGGGCTGATCAAGGCGGTACAGGGGTTGCAAACAATGCGGCAATGACTGTCACAGGTTCTGGAAACACTCGAACTTTGACAGGGGTAACAAACGTCACGCTACCTACAACTGGAACTTTGGCTACGCTTGCAGGAACAGAGACTTTTACCAACAAAACATTGACAACACCGAATATTGATTCAGCCTCAGTTCCTACTGTATTAGGTACTGCACCACTTTATTTTGCAAGGGCATGGGTTAACTTCAACGGCACTGGTACTCCAGCTATTCGTGGCAGCGGTAACGTGTCTAGTCTTACTGATAACGGTGTTGGCGATTACACAGTTAACTTTACAACTGCGATGAGTGATATTAATTATTCTGTAAATACAACTTGCTCATCCAATGGATCAAATAATTTCATCGGAACAACAGTATTTACAAATGCTTCAACTGGGGCAAATGTTGCGCCAACAACTTCTGCTGCCAGAATAAATGCTGGTGTTTATGGGGTTGGAACTTTTGATCCGGTTTATATTAATGTTTCAGTTTTTAGATAAGGACAACCATGAAAAGAATCATTTATCCAACAGATGACGGCGGTGTGGCTATTGTTATTCCTGCCGATGAGTGCGGTTTAACCATTGAAGAAATTGCCGCCAAGGATGTTCCTGCTGGCAAACCATTCAAGATCGTTGATGTTGCTGACATTCCAACAGACCGCACATTCCGCAACGCATGGGAGTACACATGAGCATTACCATCAACATCACTAAAGCAAAGAACATAGCGCATGATGCTAGACGTACTGCTCGATCTGCTGAGTTTGCGCCTTTGGACATCAAGGCAACCATTCCCTCTGAAGCAGTAGCTGCTGAAGCGGCAAGGCAGGTTGTGCGTGACAAGTACGCCACCATGCAGACAGCCATTGATGCAGCAACAACAACAGATCAACTTAAAGCAGCAATGCCATGATTACAAACAAGAATAGACGGCATGAAGATTCCAGTAATC